TGATCATACGGTTGCCCATTGATTCCTCAGGGAAACCCATCTCAACAATCTTCTGTAGCTCATCATCGTCCTTGGGTACGAACACAGTATTGAACTGTCCTTCTGTACGCTCATGGTATTCTGAGTCATCTATGTTGTCCTCGAAGATACGTGCGTAATACAAGTCACCTTCAAATACACCATACTTAGTTTTTTTATTAGCCATTTATAGCTCCTCTTTACTGATTCGTTTTTTCAACATATAGGTAATTAACTCCAATGTCAAGCAAAAAATGACAGGAGATAACGCAAATAGTACTGATCCTAACACTAATGAGTATCCTTCCAATTATATCCTATGTCAGTTGACCCTGCGAGTGGACAGATCATACCAAACTTTTCACCAGTGTCAACAATAGATTGCCTTTGTATCTTACCTAGTAGTTCAGCATCTTTCATCTGCCCACGCACTTCTGTTTGCCACTCATCGTGAGGCCACGTCACAAGCTTGAACTCAAGGAACTGTCTCTTAGCTTTGTGTACCCAATCGAGTGCTGAATGTTTCATTATGGTTGACTCACCATTCTGAAGCATACCTGCTAGTGTCTTGTGCTCTGAAGGTACTACAACCTTACGTCCATCAAGACCTCTGAACCACCCACGTTTAGCTATGTGTGGTATAATCTTTTTCTTTAACTCAGCAAGTCCTTGAATTGATTGCATAAAGTTTTCAACTGCTTGCTTTGCTTCTTTCTGGTTGACCTTGAGTATCTGTGCTACCTTGGCATTACCTGCACCTAGTAGGAACGCATAGATAAAAGTCTTAGCCATATCTCTAGTAACGTGTGACATACCTAGAGCCTTACGGTTGAGGTTGTGTATGTCTGTCTCATCTTCCTTCTTGCCTGACACGATAGCGTGTACGTATTCCTCTGACTTCATCAGGTGTGCGAGTACACGTAACTGAATACCCTCAGCGTCTGTACCTACCAAGTAACAGCCTTTGGGTACACACCATAGCTCACGTAGTTGCCCATCGTATCTATCCTTAACCTTCTCCACTGCAGTAACGGCATCACCGTGAAACTGTGCAGGGATGTTAGCTTGGTTAGGATTTCTGTGTGCCATCCTACCTGTCCATGCACCAACGTGTGTAAAGCTACCGTGTATACGTAAATCGTCACCACAATGCCCTAGCCACTCCACTAGTGATGATCGCCTACCTTCAAGTGTCAACCACTCTGCTAGACGTTTGCCTCCTGCAGGTGCTGTCTCAGGTAGTGTGTTAAGGTTTGCCTCAGATAAAGTCCATCCGAACTTAGCAAACTTCTGTCCTCGTTCATCCATTTTCTTCCTCATGTTTTTTTAAGTATTCAAATGCTTTCTCTACACCTTCAGAATCATCACCTAACATACCTATACCCACATTACAATTTTTACACAACCATCCTCTAAATGTTTCAGTTTTTCTACAATGATCTAAATGAATCTCTCTGCTAGGTAGTTTTGATAGACTACCACCACAAACATCACAATTTTCAGGAACAGGTGGTGCGGTCTTTCTTAATTCACGTACTATTCTGCTGTTTAAAGACACACAAGATTTACATATATGTTTTAATCTATCATGCACTCCTTTGTTATTTACATTACTTGTAAAGTACTCAGTGGTAGCAGGTTTTTCTTTACGACATTGAGAGCACACTTTTGTACTACAACCATACACATTATCAACCTCATCTTTATGTACGAAAAGTTCTAGCTGACTGTCTTTCATAGTCTATATGTCCTTTCGTTTTCTCAAAGGGTTTCCATCCTGCATCCCACAATCTTTCTATCCGCATCTTGGGTGAGGCAGGGTTGAAGTCTATGAAGTCGTAGCATACTAGCTCAGGCTCTTGCTTTGACCAGTCTACTACTGTCTTAGCGTGTTTCTTTTGTGCGTTGGTCACGTTACTGTACAGTGTACCGTCAGCTTTCTTTCTGTACTTTATACGATTGACTTCCTCTAGCTTGGGTGGGAAGTCCTCTTGGAAAGCATCCTCAAGGTGTGCCTTACGTTGTTCTATCTCATCAAGTAACTCTTCAGCCTTAGCCTTGTTGAAGTAGAAGCCATTGTCTGTCATGGTCTGACACAGTATTTGTATGTCATGTTCACACTGTATGGCCCACTGCCAATCAGTATCATGTATTACTTTCTTGAACTTATCGTACACTCTTAATGTAACTGTAACGTCCTGATGACAATACTTAATCATCTCATCTGACAACATAGAGAAGTCTGAGAAGTCCATCTTGAAGTTACCTAGCCTGATACCCCAAGCCTTGAGGCCATGACCATGCTTGAGGTCAAAGTCAACCAGTCTACTGACAATCAGTGTGTCGATGACTGACTCCAAGGGTATCAAGTCTTTCTTTATAAGGCGATTAATAATAGGAACATCAAAACAGATTCCATTGTGAAATATAAACCTATCGTATCTACTACAGTACTCAATGAACCTCTCCTTCTCTTCTTGTATTGTTGTTAGGTGAACGAAGTGTTCCTTCTCACCTGTCTGCACATCTTCTGCACAGATACACCAAATCTTTTCAGGAGTCAATGATTCTGTCTCGATGTCCATTGCAACGATCTTATCTGTCATCATCTTCTCCTGTAAACTCTACCCACATAAGCATTACTACGTTGAATATCCACAGTAAACTACTGAAGATAACTCTTCCGAAGTGCATCTCATGCGGCTTCTCTAAAAAATAGAATATAGTCTTGACGTGTACGTAATACAAGAACACGCCAAAGAAATATATTACTGCTGCAAAGGCAGCGTATGGATCAATATACTGCATACTTTTCTTTCAATGTAAAGGAGTCAGGGTCAAACTGTAGTTGCCCTGCGTATCCTGTTGGACCTACTGGTCTGTTCTTTGTCACTAGTAGCTTGGTTGTGTTCCTCTCTTCTCTGTCCTCTGACATCTTGTCACGCTGTAGATCAACTACAACTGAGGCACGTTGCTCAATCATACGACAGTATTTTACCTGACCGTCATCGTTAGTGTGTCCTATGGTAACAATACCTACACCCAACTCTGCCGCAAGCTTGGATAGCCTGACTGACAGGTCAGCTAGGAACTGCTCCTTGCTATCCTCTGTACCTGCGTTGGCAGATATGTCTTGGATAGGTTCGAAGAACACGTAGTTTACATCACACGCTTGAGACAGATACCTGATCTGTGATAGTAAGTCAAGCGGATCGTCCTCATCATTGAGGAAGAACTGGTATAGTCTCTCGTCTTTGGTTAGCTTAGTGATGGCCTGTTGTACCAGACTGTCAGCGTTCTTGTCCTCTATCAAGTCCTTGCGTGTCAGGTTGTCACCCACTTCGTAGGATACCAAGCCAAGTATAGACCGTAGTTTAGTCTCTTCCATGTGCCATGTAGCTATCTTTATGTCAGGGTATTGACTGAGTATCCTGTACTCAAGGTAACGCATGAACTCTGTCTTGCCTATGCCTGTCTGTGCTTTGAACAGGGTGAAGTGTCCTTGCATCAAACCTAGGCACATCTCATCAAACTCCTGCACCCCTGTCTCTACGTAGATGTGGTTCTCTGATCTGTTGTACAACCCAAGGAATTGATCAGGTGTATTCAGTATGTTAGCAGGTGTATACTTCCTAGCATTGAACCACGCTGACTTGAATGTCTTGGCGTGACCCTCTTGCAGGAACTCGTTAGCATCCTTGTACTTGTCAAGCTCCATGCGGTAGACCTTGTTAGGGTACAGGCTTGCTATCTTTGCTGACACTGAGTTGCCTTGGTCATCATGTTCGATAGACAATACTATCTTGTCGAAGGAAGACAGGAACTTGTTTATCTTTTCCCAAAGCTTGTGCGATGGTGTTGACGATGGCAACGACACGACAGGGTTGTCGAACTTAGGATTGTGTAGCATCTGGTATGCTGACATAGCATCTAGCTCACCCTCTGTGATCGTGATGATCTTGCTTGTGCCACTGTTCCATAGGTTCATACCAAACAACTCATCAGTCTTTAGATTCCTAGCACTGAATGTCTTTGGTAGTTGCCTGACCTTCACACCACCCGAAGGGTAGATGTACTCTTGTCGTACTGGTTCACCCTTCCCATCTATGAAAGTCTTACAGTCGTAGAACTCCATAGTTTCTTTGGTGATGCCACGGTATGCCATGTGCATAGGCTTGACAAACTCCGTGACATTTGATTCTTGTTGTTGCATTTCCCATGCTTCCTTCTTGCTTTGATAAGTTGGATACTCTTCTTCTGCCCAAATGTCAAGGTCTTTCATTTCTCTTGGGTATACCCTGTTGCAAGAATGACACTTACCTGCCAAGGTTTCTGAGTTGTATGAGAAAGCATCACTGCTATCACAATCAGCAGCAGGACATTCTTTGTGGCTAATCCAAGTCATACTTAGGTTCTCCTATGCTGTAACAATCAAACTGTAAGTCATAGTATGGGTTAGTCTTAAACTTTCTCCAAGTAGATTCTTTAGCTATCTCTTGGCATTGCTCAAGGGTGAACTGTTCTTTCATTACGTACTGGTTGCCTACGTAAACCCAGTCAGTTCCATTGTTACCCCATATGCTTATAACTAGAACAAAAATATCCATTCAATACTCCTTTAGACTTACCCCATACACTTCTACTTTATAATTGTCAACCTTATTTTTTATTATGTCTTCTAAAGTATCAGTAAGTTGTATGACTTGTTCGTTATCAGTTGGGTTTGGTTTTAGTACATCTTGAAACAACTCAACCACAATCTCTCTAATCATCTGTCTTGTTGTATCGTTTATATACATATCATATCTCCTCTGTTGCAAGCACTGGTTCATCTGCTAGACCACAGAAGCACTCGCTATCTGTCAACTCAGCTATCCTTTGTATTAGTGTCTTGTTGTGTATCAGTGCAGACTGATATTGTCCTTGTAAGTCACGCACGTTTTGCTTGAGTACTTCTATTGTATCCGCTTGAGATAACAGTAGCTTCCTGTTTTTCTCGGCTTCCATCTCGTCTGGTAGCATCTACTTTCCACTCCTCTATTTCTACTATATAATAATCATCACCAAGCTGATCAACAATTTGTTCTACACTGTAAGCCTTGATGTAAAGTTCAATGCTATGCTCACCTTTTAGTTCTGTTTTTAATACTACTTGGTAATCTTTCATTGTCTCGTATCCACTTCTAGACAGGCAAGCATCTCTGCGCTGGTGCTTACTAGCACTACAGCCTTAGTCAAGGCTTCTTGGCAGTCATCCTTCTTGGTGAACGTGCCTAGCTGATAGTGTTCTACACCTTGGCTAGTCACTAGTTGCATCCAGATCAGTATCCACATCATCTGTATTCTCCTTGAATTTATCTCTAGCTACACCTGTATCCTCAGATAGTTTATCAGCTATAGCCTTTGCTAGTTCTTTATCACCGCAATCAATTATTATTTCCATTAGTCCATCCTCACTATTGTATGTCCACCTGATTTCTTTGGTAGTGCTACGAAAGCGTAAGGGTAGACGTAACCTACGCCATCGTCAGTATTGATTAGAAAGTATGGCTCAAGGTCATCGTCACCTTCAGATACGTACTTACCATCGAGGGATATACTACCCTTCATAGGCCAAGGATCACCACCAGCAGTCTGATTGTATCTGCGTGTGAAGAACTCAAGTATGTTCGCTTCTTGATTGTTGCCCTTGTTCCACTCAATGAACCACGTCAACAGTAGTCCATTGCCCTCTATTAGTTGACCCCACTGATCATCAGTGTAGCCAAGTGCTTTGTTTGTTGTTATGTTTTTAAGCATACTCGCTCCTTGTATCAACAGTCTTTACTTGATTTCCTAAGTCTACTCGAAGCTCGAAGTATTCAAGCTCTTCATCTTGAAAGTCACTAAGCCACCATCTAAGAAGTTCAGCAGCCTTGATGCTATCAACATTTCTTTTTTGCATTGCTTCCTTTAGATAAGTCATAGCTTGTTCGACAGCTATGCTTGTGCTCATACCTACTTCCAAGTTTAGTCTCTTAGATAAGTCTCTGACTATCGCTTGGTTCTTTACATCAAATCCTTTAGTCATATTTTCTCCTTGACAAATCAGAAAATGTTGGTATACTAGGGCTGTCCTTTGGACAGGGTACTATTAGAAGTTAGGATACCAAAGCTCTCCGTCATTCATCTGTCGTTTTATTTGTTCCTTCTCAGGCAAGTATAACTCTACTATGTCATCCTCACCCATCCATTCAGCATCATCAATGATCTTAGATATGTCATTGTAGTACTGATCTATAGGGATAACCGTAGCTATCCCTTTAGTTTCACTGTCACTCATACTTATCCTTACATGTTAAGTTGTGCTTCTAGTTCTTTGATTTCTTTCTTGTACTTGAAGTATATCTTAGTAATTCTAGCCTTGTGTGTATCGTACTTGTAGCTGATGATACCCAATCGCTGTAGTAATCTCACACGATAAGCAACCCTAGCTTGTGGCTCACGTAAAGCATCAGCTATCTGTTGTGTTGTGTAACCTTTGTTGTATGTCTCAACGATAGCATCGTCGATGAACTTGTAGTTGTATGTGAAAGCATCAGCCTTGTGGAAATGCTCAGTGTGTGTAGAATAATCAATCATTTGTTTTTTCCTTCGTTGTTAAGTTTTCAATTTGTTTTTGGCAAACTCTTTTGTCTCTCGACATGATAACTAGTTTTCCTTTGTCATCATAGACTACCCATTTGCCATGAGGTAGTTGTTTCATATATGGCATTGTTTGTCAACCTTTATATTTTATTTTCTCTTTTCCATGTAGTCCAAGTGATAGCTTGCAGTACGTGTGGCTTGATGTCTACACGCTTTGCAGCTTTGACATAAACTTCTTGCATCTGTCTATAGACTTTCTTGCTCATGTTTGTCTTGTCAGTAGTCAAGCCTTGCCTGACACCTAGTGCAATGTTCAAGGCGTGTCCATCAATAGTCACCTCATCTAGTCCACGTATGTTGGAATAGAATGACCTGATCTTTTGTCCATTGAGCCTGTCAAGTATGTCATCATCACTAGTCAAGTTGTCCTCTAGTATAGACCAAGCCTTGAGTTTCATAGTATTGTAGCATGAGACTTTGAAGTCGGATAAGTCCTCACCACTTTTCCAAGCTTGCACCATGCGTTCACAGTCCTTGACGTTGCGCTCCCATTTATTGTTTGGTGATAGTGCCGCCATAACTCCAATGACTGTATTTAAATTAGTATTAGTCCATTTAGATATGGTATCAGCATACCGCTTGGCTCTATCATACCACTCAACGCCATTAGCAATGTCATCCGTAGTCGCTCTACGGTATACCTTTAGTATGTTTCTAACGTGTTGCGTCATTACCTTGCTCCAATTCTTTTACGTGTTTGATCATGTCTGATATTGAATCAAAGACATATTTCTTGTCAAGTTCTTTCTGAATGTTATCCAGAACTTTATTGAACTCATTGTGTAAAAAGTTAGTTGTTAGACCATAAGCTACCCATTGTTCAGGACTGTTAAGCTGATCTGTCAAGTCATCTATAGTCTCAGGTGTAGCGAACAATCCGTTGCGCTCATACCTTTGTCCTTCAGTTAGTATTGCCATTGTTAGTATCCCTTTTGTAAAGAATTGTAAATTCGCTTCTATCCTCTAAACTTTCTAAGTGTACATCATAACCAGCCTTGTAAAACCTTTTAAATTCTGATGCTGCTTCTCTTTTGTCGTCAAAAGTTTTAAAGACAAAGCCATGCTTATCTACTAAAAATTGTAACATTTTATACTCCTATCTGTTTCACAAGACACGACAGCAACCCATATGTCAAGCATAAGTCTAGGTTGGCCTAGATTAGCTGCTATCGTGTCCAAGAAAAAGACACTTTATTAAACAGTAGGTTAGCACCTTTTCAGTGGTTATGAGTTAGTCAACTCTTGTACA